CATTTGTTCTGCCCTCTGAGCTTCCTAAGTAAATCCTCTAATTGTTCTTCTTCGTAATCAAGATGGGGGAAGCCTTGAAACTCTATAGATCCAAATTTGGTGATGTGATATGCGCCACACCAAACGATGCCCTCTATGACGACTTGATACGACTTAGCCATGGTTTTTGGCTGCGCTTTCGTGTGCGGCGTTCCATCCAGCGATGAATGCTTCGATGTTGGTGGCGCCTGGGTGGCCGTTGGCTTCGATGTATGTGCGGAGCCAGTCACGGTATGCCTGTTGGTATCCGGCGGGAATCATGCGATGGCCCAGATGGCGATGGCGACGATGTCGATGGCTGCAAACGTGGCCACGATGGCCGTGCATGTGTAGACGTACTTAGTGCTCAATTTGGGTTCTCTTTCGTGTCGGTACATTGTGGGCAGACGATGGCCACTCGTCCATGTTGGCACTCTTGCGGTGGATCGGCAAGTGCTCGCTGTTTGGCGAGTCGTGACTCTGCGATTGGGTCGTACTTTTGCACAGGGCGAGTCGTCCGCTCTGTAGTTAACTTCTTAACTTTTTCTAGATGGTTAATTGATGGTTTAAGTCGCACCTGTGCGACCTCGGAATCGTCGTTTTTGCGACTTCGCATGTCGCCGAAGTCGTATTCTGCGACCTCGGATGCGAGGACGTCGCCCATCATCTCGTCTGGCACTAACGGCCGGCGTCGGTCTCGATGTTGCGGCGTGCCGTCGCAATAATCCGGGCATCTCAACAGGATCTCATAGAGGTTATTTCGATTGCGTTTTGGCAGATTTGGCGCGGAGTCTGGCGCTGGTGCTCCGTGGCGTATTCGCGTGATTTCGCCGAGGTTCTCGAGGTTGTCCAGGGCGCGGAGTATCGAGGTGCGATCCATGCCACCTGTGTAAATTCGTAGGCGCGACACGGATGGCCAGCATCGGTTATTTACGACGCTGGCGTGGTTGGCAAGGCCCATGAGGACGATGCGGGCTGTTCCCTTGCTGCGGGAATGATTGAGCACGATGGCGAGATGTTCGATAGACATGCGCCCATCGTAGCTCTAAACGCTCTCTAAAGCTCTATTTCGCATTGTGAGCACTTGCACGCGTCTAAGGCATCTCGTGCGTCCACAGGTGGCGTGTAGGGCGTTAGAGGACTACTTGAGCTGTTTTGGCACATTGGCGAGCGCGAGCGCGTTAGTGCCGAGTGCGAGAACGGCTGCGGCGATGGCCATGATGTGGCCGGCGAGGGTGTTGTCGATGATGCCCAGGGTAACGAGTAGGGGCGTCGTGGCTCCCACGATGCTATATAGCCATGCGCGGACTGTGGGCGTGAGTAATTTTTCCATGGTTCTCCCTATTGGTTGACGTAGATACGATCGGCGACGGCGAGCACAGCCACCATGACGCTAATAATGATGGTGACGATGGCCGGCCATGCCACTGTGGGCTTCTGGCGGGCTTCGATGCGTGCTATCGCGGTTTCAACTTCGCGCACGCGGTCATAGAGACTAGAGACGTTGTCGGTCTGGGTGTTTATCTTTTCGCGCACCCATGTGAGATCTGAACGTAATAGCTTTATTTCGCCTAAGAGCTCTTTGAATGCCACCGGCTCGTCGAATGGTTTTTCTGCCATGTTTTCACTTTTGCCCAGCTAGGCACATAGCCTTAATTTCGTTGGCCTGTGCGCGTGTAATTGTGGCGTTTGCCTGTCCGATTAGCTGCGCGTTTAGCGCGTTCATTTGTGCGCCGGCTTCGGCCTGGGTGACGCCAGTGCGCTGTTTGAGCTCGTAATAGAATCCGGGCGCCCAGAGCGCCCAGGTGTAGGTTTCTCCCTTAATGGCGGCCATAGCAAACATGCGTTTAGTCCTTTTCGGTTTTGGTGGTGTTGGTGTTGGTGTGCTCTCGAGGTATAGCCATGGATCGGCGAGGCGGCCGCGTCCGAGGTAGACCTCTGGAGAGTCCGAGAGTGAACAGTGGAGATGTGGCCCTCGACTGTTTATTCCAGTGTTTCCGGATAGTGCGAGCGCGTCTCCGGCCTGGACTTGGTCGCCGACGCGACATCCAATTTCGCTTAAGTGGATGTAGCTCCAATACCTGCCGTCAGGGAGTGTTTGGACTACACACCGGCCGTTGCCGACGTCATCGGCCACTTTCGTAATTGTGCCAGGCATGACGGCCCGCACGACTGTGCCAGTAGGGCAAAGCCAGTCCGAGCCGGTGTGCGGGTATTTCCTTGGCGGCGCTGCGTTTCCAAATGGATCGCTGGCGTCGTAGGGGTATTCGACTGGCTGCATTAGATCTGTGCCGGCCGGAGATATTCGATACTGAAGTTTGTGTCGTTATTGGTCGCAGCGGCGCCGCTGTCTTGGAATAACCAGAATCGGAGTTGATCGCCGGCGGCCAGTAGCACTGTGGCCGTGTCGGTCATTACCTGCGGCGCTGTCGTTCCTGACTCCGAGAGCTGGGTGAGCGTGCCAGTGCTGTATGTGGTGCTGTTTCGGTTCGAGGCCATGGCTCGAGCTCCACCACCAGTCGACGACCACGCGCCCATCGGCACGTTCATGCTCAACCTGTACCATCCTGCGACGCGCAAAGTGAAAACTTGTGGCACGGTAGCGCTGCTTAGCTGAATAGTCTCGGTGTTGCTTGTTGATCCGGCTGAATAGAACGAGTTGAAGCTCACGACGGTGTAGGCGCTGTTCGGAATGCTCACGCCGGTGTTGTTTCGCTTGCCAGCGAAAAAGACGGTGTTGTCCACTGGGTAATATCCGTAGGCGGCCGCGCCCGTTGGGTTCGTGCTGGCGTTGTAAAGCGCGAGGAATCGTTGAGCGATGCCCAGGTCTGTGCGATAAACGGTTACGCCTCGGTCTTGAAGTGTTTTGCGTTGTGCAGCCGTCATGGCGGCCGGGTCGCCATACTTGGCATCCCGCGCGGCGGCACTGGCGGCGACATAGACGTTTGGGTTAGCGGCCGTCGTCTCGAGCGACGTAAGGCGTGCTCTGTCGTTGGTGAATTGAGTGGAGACCGAGCCCATGCCTAGGTTAAGCATGTCGGAGAACGGCGCGGCCGAGTCGTCCTCTCCGTAGAGATACACTCCGTTGGCGTTAATTCCGCCGGGTCCTACTGGCATTTTTTACGCTCCCATGTTTTCGTTTGAGTCGCCGACACCATAACCGCTGTTAGGGCCTAGTCCCCCGCCGCTGGTGTGTGGGTGTTTGCTTTGAATGGTCATTCTGTCGCTAGGTAGTGACCAAGTCACGCTCGACACGTAGCCCTTGTTCGTAGTTCCAAAAAGTGGCGAATTGTTAACAATTGGCGGATACCAATCGCCGCCGTCGTATGTCAGACCGTCGCCCGGCGAATATGTGTAGTCATTAACAATGGTGGATCGCCGCGTTATTGTCTTTTGGTCTTTGCGGTTAACGATTGCTTGAGCTGCACCCGGCCCAGGGTAGCGACGGTTTAGTTCGACCTTTAACACTTTGACGTAGTTGTAACGCGGGTTCCTGTAGCTGTCGTATCGCACCTGTTGGACTCCAGCGTTATCCGTCCATGAATACTTAACAACGGCTGCACTGTAGAAGTCGCTGTCGAGGCCAGTGTCTTGTGTGAGACTGATGTAGTCCGTGCCATACGCGAGTGTGTGATCTGTGCCAGTGGTCGACGTGTTTGTTAGATACCAGCGGCGCTGTTCGTCACAGTAAAGCCGGAGCTGTACCGAATCTAATAGTGACTGGATGTAGCTCCATGCGTTGTCGCCCGGTTCCCAGACGGAGCCCTCGACGTCGATATTGGCGTCCGAGTAACCGGCCTGAAGATACGCGCCTATTTTGCTTAGGACGTATGAGGCGGCCGTGCTGGCCGTTAATATGTTTGGCGCGTATGGTTCTGTGTCGAGTTCTGCGTAATCACCTAAGAGGCTCTCGTCTGATGCCAGGGTGAGTCTGATGAGCTGGGTCTCGACGTCGATGGACGCGGTGCGGACTTTGAGATTAAAGAATCGACGCACGCCGTCAATTACTGCGCCATTCCATGGTTTGTACCATTCGCCCGTCAGGTTCTCGAGAGTGAGTCCGCTCCAATATGCGGAGATGTCCGCTAATGTTTGCGAGTTGTAGATATTTGACAGATGGGCCAGAGTTTCGCTGCTGCCGAATGACTCTTGGACGTATATCTGGACGCGAGTGTTTAGATAGGGATCTGTTCTATTGAGTATCGACGTGGCGCTTAATGCTTCGTTTGGTGCGACGGTGAGACTCGCTTGAACGTACGGCGACCAGGTGTTGTCCAAAGTTATCGAAGCATCTACGACGTCGAGCTTCGCACTCTCGCCATAGGACACGGCCAGCGCTGTTATTAAGTGTTGGGTAATCATTGGCTAGACCTCTTGATAAGCGACGTTTACAATCCAGCGGGTAAGAGTTGCGTCTAATTCGACTTTGACTGTGCCAGACACGACAAATTGCATGTCTACGTGGTCTAGGTCTGTGGTGCTTAGTGCAAATATGCCGGCTTCGGTGAGCATGATGCGGCATTCATACGCGCCAAGCTCTGTGTCGAATAGCAGACTAAGTGTGCCGGAGCGCTTGAGCGCGGGCCTCGTAGTGACGTCTGGCACTTCGGAGCCGATGATCGGGTGAATTTGCGTCGTGGACGGCTGCTCACTGTTCCATCCCAATACCATCGTGGGAACGACTGACAGTGAGGTGTTAGAGATGATGGTGGTCATGGTATGGGCTGTCCGTATCTGTCGACGATGTTGAGACGCAGGGTTAGAGCTTTTTCATCGGGCGCCCAATTTCGGATGTCTGAATCGGCTTTGGCGATGGCGTCGCTGGTGTCTAGCTTGAGCTTTGTTGTGACACCGTCGCCGAATTCTTTGTCGAGTGTAATCTTGGCTGCGCCCGATGCTTCTTTGGATGCTTCGGTAAGGCTGGCCGACAGTCTGCGTTTTTGGTCGTCCGTTGTGTTTGGTGAGACATAGGCCTCGAGCCACACGGCGGCGGCTTCCTGGCCCATAGCGTTTAGGGCGCTTTTTTGTTCGTCGGTTAGGTTCGCTGCGACCAGGTTGTTTTGGTAATCGACAAGTGCTTGTCGGCGGGCTTCAATGGCGGCGAGGTAGGCGTCCACGTCGAGAATGCCGGACTCTGCATCCACATAATCCGTAATGCTGTTTACTGTGTCGTCATATGCGTCGTTGATGCCGGAGATGGCGTCGGCTTTGGCTTGGAGTGCGTCCATCCCGGACTCGGCGGCCTGTCGTTCTATTTCTTGCGCGGCGAGTGTTTCGTCTTGGACTTGCTGGAGCTTGCCAATGGTCTCGTCGTATACGGCGAGTTTCGCGCCTTTGATTTTGTTGGTGTAGCGATCTGTTGCGTCGTTACTCTCGTCGTAAGCTTTGCGCTCCTCTTTGAGCTTTTCTATGAATTTCTCTAGGTCTTGAGCTCCGCCGGCGTATGCCTGGGCAAGGTCGCTAAAACGCTCGTCGATTTTCTTTGACTGTTTTTCGATGTCGCTAAGTTTGAGTGCGCCGTCCTCTGTGGTCGTGGCCAGCTCTTTCAGTTTGTCCACGATGTTCTGGATGGCGTCGGCGCCCGTGTGTCCGCTGTCGATAAATTGCTCGCCAAGTGCGGCAATTCTTTCGGCGGTCTTTTTCTGTTCCTCTTGGAATGCCTCGAACGCACTCATGGCGATACCGATGCCGGCGGCGGCCGCGAGGCCGGCGATGGCTCCAGCGGGCCCGAATCCCGCGAACGCTTGGGCGGAGACTTCTTGGAATGCGTCGATGATGGACTCGGCGGATCCGTCGAAGCTGGCGGCCGCTTCTTTGGCGGTGCTGTTTGCCTCTTGCTTGAGGTCTTTTATGCCGTCGCCGGCGTCGTCCGCTCCGCGTTTGGTTTTGCGTAGTGATGATTCGGACGCGTCGCCCAGGTCTTTGACGGTCTTGATGGTGTCGGAGAATTTGTCGTCGAGTTTCTCGACGCTCTTGGCTCCATCGTCGGAGACGTCGTCGAGGGTTTTCTGTAAGTCCTCGAGAGACTCTTCGCCGCGTTTGACGGACTTAACAAAGTCCGACTCGTCGCCGGCGAGCTTTATCGATATGCCTTTTTCGCTCACAGGCTTTTCCCTCTCGCTGCGTCGTTGTAGATCTGAACGATGGAGCTCACCCAGAGGGCGAGCGCTCGTGTGCCGATTCTGTTGGCCGCTTTGTATGCGCCTCGGCCGTATTTAGTTCTCGCCGGTAATCCGGTATTTACTTTGCGCTTGTAGTTGTAGCGGGTCTCTCCGCGGCGGCCCTGTACTTCGGCTATCCGGGGCTTAGCTCCGAATTCGTAGAGGTAATAGTGTCTGGCCGGTATGAGCCCGCCGGTGGTGCTCTTACGTGTGGATGTGGCGGCGGTGAGTCGGATGTTTTCTTGAGACACGGCCACGCGCGTAGCTTTCATCACTAGCGCGTAGCCGAGACTCGAGAATCTTTTGGATCCGACTTCCGTGGCCACAGCCTCTGTCCATTCCGGTAGCACTTTTTCGCGTGTGCGTTTGTAGATCTCTTTTCGGAGTCCGGCGCTCGCTATCTTCATAGCGTAGATGGCGCCTTGGAGCTCTTTAGAGTCCCAGACAGAGACGATGGGCATGGTTTACGGTACGAGGGTAGGCGCTCCATCCAGCGGGAGCGAGACGGTGGTGGCGGCGAAGCTGTCTACCTGGCCACCGATGGCGCCGTGCTGGATGATTACGTCGGCGGTGAATCCAGCGCCACCGGCCACAGGCTCGAACGTGACGGATTTGGTCGAGCCGGCGTTGGCGAAGAGGTACGCCGAGAGGCTGTTAGCGGTGTCCCAGTCCTGGGCGTAGGCGAGCTCGACAGTCCAGGTCGGTACGCCGACGGCGCTGTGAGTGTTCTCGCCGAGTCCAGTCCACTGGGCGGTTTTTGGTGCGGGCGTGAACGTTACGCCGGAAACGTGCTTTTGGTAGTCGTCGGTTCCGACGGTCAAGAGGACGTTAGTCATGTAGAGCGGGCTGATGCCGATGGTGGCCATGGTGTTACCTTTCTTAGATTTGGGTGATGACGGTGGCGGTGATCTCGTAGGCGGCGGCCTGTGAGTCTCCGTAGACGGATCGTGTGGCGCCTGTCCAATTCAGATATTGGATGCTGGTCAGGGCTGGGAGTAGTTGGTCGAGGTATTGGTCGAGGTTGTCGTCGCTTCGGCGAGGGTCGATGTTTGGCGAGATGAGCCAGATGGCAAACGTGTGGATGTAGACGCCTTGCGCGTTTGGCGCTTTCTCCATGCTGGTGCGATATAGCTGCACGACTGGGCGGTTTGTTTCTACGCCGTCAATGCTTCGCGGGTTGTCGATGATTTTGATGTTGCTAGGGAGTGCGGCCGCGAGGTCTGCGGCGAGGTCTGCGCGTAGTGTCATTAGCCGACTCTCGGTGTGCCGGTCTTAGGACGTAGCAGCGCTTTGACGTTCCAGTCCATGGGGAATACTCGCACAGGGAATTGTCCGTCAATGTTGTCGTTCTGGTTTGCGATGAACGACGTGTAGATGGCGCGAGCTTGCATGAGCTGGGCTTGAAGATAGTTAGCTGGCACTGGATCGGCGAGGCCGAGTGCGGGTGCGTAGTCAATGCACTGAATCTTGGCCGACTTGAGAATCCCATAGAGGTACGTGAGCTCGAGCGGTGCGTCTGGCCAGCGCTGGCGGGTCTGTTCCAGGCTTAGCCAGCCATCTTCGAGCTCGACGACAAAGCGCAGCGGCTCGGACGCGATGGTCGTGCCTGTGGCCGTGAAGATAAAGCGCATTTGCCAGATGCCTGGAGTATCGAACGGTGACGTCGTCCAGGTGTGAGAGACGTGGACGTTGTGGTTGTTCTGGATGGCTCCGGTGAGCGTGGCGCTCGAGAGTGTGCCGTCTGGCTTGTAGAGCTTTACAGTGACGGCCGTATAAATGCCGTGGATCTGTGCGTTCCCGCCGCTCTCGTCGAAAAAGTCTACGTCTAGGTATGACTTTGGAATGTCTCCAGTGTGGAGCCCGGCGTCGAGCTCTGCGCTGTTTGGGATGAGTGCCATGTCTTACCTCGAGTGTTGGTGGCCGGCTCCGTTGTCTATCGAACGCCGGAGCCGGCCGGTCTTGTGGTGGTTAGTCCGTGACGACCAAAGCGAGTCCAGCCTCGCTGTTGATTACCGTGGCGTAGTAACCGAACATTCCTATGTCGATTCCACCCTTAACCATGTCGAGGCCCTCGACACGGACTGGCGAGCCGGGGAGCTCGTAGGCCGTTGCGGCTTCGCGCGATCCGATGAGCACCTCGCCATCGTTGAGCGATGCCGATGGCACGATGGTGAATCCGGCGGCCGTGCCGGACTCGAGGCCGACGCTCGCGTTGAGGTAGGCGAGCGCGTCGTTGTTTGACGTGGTCAAGAGCTCGCGGTACATGTTGTTCGCTACAACGGCGAACGTGGGGACGGCCGTGTCGATAACGGACTCGATGCCGTCGACGATGCGATCCCATACGCCAGCGCCGGTGGCTGCGACGACGGTGGCTGCGCCGGTGAGGTCGCTAAGTGCCTTTTCGTCGGTGAGCTTGGCGTATGACTCGGTCATGGCCCGCAGGTATGACTCGAAGAATGACGTGTTACCAAAGTCGCGGTATTCGCGTGCGATGTCGTGTGCTCCGGCGTAGCGCTGGGCGGTGACTTCGTAGGACTCGGTCGCGGGTGCGTTCGAGGGAACGGCGTCTTTGTTTCCAGTCCAGGTCGCGACGGCGGGTTTGGTTGTCCAGCGCCATGCCTGGACGGTGATGGCCGAGAGCTGGCCGGAGCCGATGAGCGGGATGAATTTGCGGGCGTATGCGCGGCCGCTCCAGAGTTCGTCGATCCAGGCGGGCTGGTTTACGGCGACGCCGACGGAGCCGGCCGAGTTGTACTCGACGTCGGTAAGTGCGGCGAAGAGGTTGGTGGCGGCGCGTCCCTCTGGGCGTGCGACGACCTCGGCGAAGAGGCTGCGTGCGCCACCTCGGTAGGCGCTCGCCATGTCATTCACGACCTGGACGAGAGTTGCGGGTGCGGGCGCTGCCTTGGCGGCTGCCAGCGTGTCGGGTGCGGTAGCTCCCATGGGTGTAGCTCCATTCTGTGAGTCTGGGTTGGGTTCTGTTTGGACTTCGGGGGTGTAGATGGTTTCCTCGAGTGTTCCATCTGGTGCGATGGTCACGACGTCGATTTCTTCGGGCGCCATGTCGGTAACGACGGCGACGATGCCGTCCTCTCCGGTTTCGACGATGGCGTCTGGATCGGCGACGACTTCCTCTGGTGTGTCAGATGCAAACATGGCGGCCGAGGGGAATGCTCCCTCGTCGACTACGGCTGCACCAAAGAGGACGCCAGCGACGGCTGCACCGGATCTAATCACGATGTTTTTGACTTCGGCCGAGAGCTTCGCACGTTTGCCGGATGCGATGTCTGCGAGGACTTGGTCTCCCTCTGCCGTCGTGGCGATTTTGAATTGTCCAACGATGCCGGCGGCGGTGCTGGTGAGCTCGACGGCTCGGCCGACAGGTTCCTCGCGCTGGTGTTGGACGTTGAGCGTGACCACGCTGGGGTCGTCTGGAATGGTGACGGCTCCGGGCGCGATGCTGAATTTTCCGAGGTTTGTGCGGCCTTGCTCGCCGTATGGGAGTAACAGGCCGGAGACTGTGCGCTCGGTTTTGTCGGCGTAGAGTGTGCCGGTCTCGATTTGTGCGTTGTTTGTCATGTGTCTAGTCCTGGGTGATTGGGCCCGTGGGCGACTGGGGAATTGTGAAGAGCTCGGAGAGGTCGAAGCGGACGCGCTGGCCGGATGGGACGACGTCGTCGAGGCTTAGGCGTTGCTCGATCGGGTTGAGCCACATGGGTAGTGTGGCGTTGAAAAATTCGTTTTGCTGGCCTTGCTGGGTTGAGTAGGTGAGTGACGCGGTGGAGAGTGAGGCATCCATGAGCGCGGCGGGAATGCCGAGGAATGCGCCGATGTCGATGCGGACGAAGTTTCGGCCCTCGATGAGTAGCGAGGGAGCGGCGTCGCCGTGTGCGCGGGCTTCGATGTTGTGCGGCGTGTATGCGATGGCTCCGTTGGTGTCGGAGCGGGCGTCTGCCCAGGCTTGGACGAGTGCCACGATTTCGTCGGTCTCGAGCGGGTCGTCGGTGGTCTGGTGGAGCTCGATGGCCGGGATGGGGTTTAGCGCTTTGCTGATCCAACCGTGCTCGAGTCTTGCTGCGCCTCGGATGGTGCGCGTGGCGAGTGTGAGTAGTCCCTCGTGTGGGCCGGGGATAAGGATTACGGATCCCTCTTCGGCCTGGACGCCGTCGATGAGGATGGCGTTGTCTGTGTCGCGTACTTGCCAGCGTTCGATGGGGCATCGTTCTGCGGCGATAATCTGGCCGGCTTCGTCGCGTTCGACTCCCCAGAGCGACCATCCAAACATGATGAGGTCGTCGACTGTCCAGAGCATCCGGTGATAGGGCGAGATTTGGGACGCTGTCCCTTGGAGCCATTCAGGCTGTGTCGGTGTCTCTCCGTCGACGTCGTAGGCGCGGAGCGGGAATCGTGCGACCTGTCCGGCGATGATGTTGCGGGCTTTGACTACGGCCGGGACGGTCATGGCTTCCGTGCGCGTGACGACGGCGGCCTCGGTTCCGAAGATGTCCGACCATACGATCTGGGAGAGCTGGCCAGTCTGCCAGGGCGAGACGATGCCTTGCGCCGGCCGGTTTGCTTGGGCGGCGTAGCTGTCGGCGTCTGCGATGAGCCGTAGTGCGTTTCTGATTCCCACGACGACAGGCTATGTCGGCTCGCTGACATTCCCATCATGGGATTTTGTTTCGGCGTGTCTGGCTCGCTCGTTGGCTTTGTTTAGTCGGTCTCGAGCTTGGGTCGATTCTGGATGTACGGACGCTTCGTGTTTGGCTGCTATGACGAGAGCTTCTCCTCGAGAGTTGGCGGAGACTACCCAGCCGAGGCATCGGTCACAATAGAGGACTGTCGAGAATTGGGTGGCGTCGATGTGGACGGCCACGGTTTACGACGCTTTAGATGTGATGATGCGAACGGTGGATCGGGGCTTGAGCTGGTCGTAGGTGCGGAGTGCCAGGGTGGCTGCGACGAGTGGCGTGATGTCTCCGCCGGAGAGTCTGCGTCCCCATGCCCAACTGTTCTCGCTTAGTGGTCGTTTGGCTGCGCGGCCGGCGGCGTCGTTGAGTGGCACTTGGTCGAAGTGCTTAAGTGTGCCGTTGGAGAGCTCCCGCATGAATGTGAAACATCCGTTAGTGACGTCGCGCATGTTGGCCGGCGCTGTTCGTGGCTTTGGTCGTTTGCGGCCGAGTAGTTCTGCCTCGGCAAGTGCGGCGCCGATGGTGTCGTGGCCGATGATGGCGCGGTAGCGTTTGGCGAGCTCGCACAGTCGAGGCGTTAGCCAGGTCGTGCCGAGCTTGTGCTCGATGATTTCGACGTAGGCAACTTCGCCGACTCGCCACGCGGCGGCGATGCATGCTGTGGATCCGTCTGGTGCGACGTCGTAGGCGAGTGCGAATTGTTCGGGTTTGGCGACCATGTCGGAGACGGCGTCTCTCCAGAGTTGCGGGTCGATGGCGCTTTGGCTGTAGTCCTCTGGCCAGAGTCCGAGATACTCTCGAGCGAATTGTGGGAACGGTAGTTTCTCGAAGCGCTGCTTGATGGTGTCCAGGTCTGTAAGTGTGCCGATGCCTGGGTGGCTGGCTTGCCATGTGGCCGGATCGGCGGCCTCTTCGGGGCTTGTGTTTTCTGGTGCGGCAAATTCGATGATCCCTGTGCCGGCAATTTTGCGGCGGCCCTCTTCGAGTGTGTCCCAGAATATGCCGGAGCGACGCTCCCCGGCTGTGCCGGCCACTACGAGGACGGCGCCCGGCCGGGTGTCCATCGTGGGCAAGATAGCGCCGACAAGTTCGGCGCTAGTGTCGGCTGCGTGCTCTTGAGCTTCGTCGAGGATGATGAGGTCGCCGGAGTCGCCACGGAATGCGTCAGGCTTTGGTGGCAAGACTTGGAAGATGGATCCGTTGGC